CGCATTGGGTCATGGCTACTCGCCATTCCCTCTATTGCTAGAAGCTAGCGCCGAACTTAGCCTAACGGCAGTTCGCAAGCAATAACGAGGGAAACAGCCCCAACTCATGCTTTTTACAGGCAAGCACGTTGCTACTAGCTATTTTTCACAAACTAAAAAAGCAACCTAAAATGAATTGTCCACCGACTTAATTCACTCAAAAGGTTGCTTTCTACTAAATTAGCTTATATAATAGTTCTTGAGTAAATAAAGAGGTGTGAACTCTTTATTTAGTAGACAGGGTGCTTCAACACCGCTGTCTTTTTTTTACTTTTTTCTGACCTCTACATTATATAACTCTACAGATTAATAAACAAGATAAATATAAAACCTTGAAGGCTTGCCACCTTCAAACTTCCCGTCCCCTCCTGCTTACCTAGTATTCCTAGCACCTTAGCTAGCGAGGTAATTCAAGGCATAAATTCCCTTCGGTCAAACATTTATACTTGAGTTACCTCGTTTTTACCCTTCAACTATATATACCGATAGCTTGAACTAGCATTAACTAAAATATAGCAATCTATCGCTTTAAAAGTATAAGGGTAAAAATACACTTATTTATTTAAAGTATTATATATACTTTTAGCTACATAATATGCAAGATTAACTGGAACAGCATTTCCTATCATTTTATAAGCATCATTTAAACTTGTATAATAGAATTTAAAATCGTCCGGAAATCCTTGAATTCTAGCAATTTCTCTAACAGATAATCTTCGATACAAAAACTCTTTATCTTTCAAAAAAATATATCTATTCTTTTCTACTTTTTCCATTTTAGGAGCTTGTGGATGTAATGGTGCTTGCCTCCCACTAGCTTGGATTGTGAAAGAAGGTTCATCCCAAGAACGTACCCTATTTCTACTTAAAAATATCGATGAATAAGAACCTCTAAAATATTCATGGTTAGAAACAACACAATCAGAACCATTAGTTTTATTTTTATCTAATGACGGTAAAACATTATCCTGTAAGTCATCTATTACATCAGACAATTTTGTGATTTTTCTATTTTCAGGTTTAATTATAGAAAATCTACTGATTTTTAAATCACTTCTAAAACCAATATAAAAAACTCTCTTTCTATTTTGTGCTACATTGAAATCATTAGCATCAACAAGTTCTATAAAGACATCATACCCTGCATCTTTAAAAAGATTTACTATATTATCTACAGCTTCAGAATGTCTTTTAGCCATCATTCCACTTACATTTTCAGCTACAAAAAACTTAGGTCTAATTTTTTTTAATACACGAATATAATCGAAAAATAACTGTCCCCTATCATCTTCAATCCCTTTTAAAGAACCAGCTTCAGACCATGATTGACAAGGAGGACCACCTATAATACCATCTGCATATTCAAATTCATTTATATCAATTTTTCTAATATCACCTTTAATTAAAGGTGTTTCATGGTTTTTTTCAAATGTTTCCCAAATATTTTTATCAAATTCATTAGCCACAGAAATTTCAAATCCAGCTCTTTTAAAACCCAAATCTAATCCTCCAGCACCTGAAAATAAAGAAATAATGTTCATTAATAAAAAACTCCTTTCTATGCTTAAAAATAGTATCATAAAGAAGGATAAAAGGCCAGAAATAAAATTAGGAGTGATACTATGTCAAAAAAAACAGATGAGTTTGAAATTAATCTATCAAATGCAATTCACAAAATATTTTTACAGGATCAAAATCAACAAGCTATTCCTTTATGGTTTAAACATGAATATGGTCCAGGTCCATATGATATTCAAAAAATCAAAGTCATGGGAAGTGAATTAGGAAAAACAGATATTTACATACTGTTTCAAAATCAAAAAGAGCTTAAAATATCTGTAAAAATGGCTAATGCAGATTATTGGGGAAATTGGTATTCACATTCAAGATTTATTGAAGAATTTGGAAAAGAAGCATTTAAAAAAGTTGTAACAGACTGTACAAACTGGGCAAATAACTGGCTAAATAATCCAAAAGCAAATTTATTTATAGGTGTTAGTGTTTCATTTGGGAAACGAACAGGAAATACAGCAAGAAACCTTTTAAATATTTTGAATGAAAAAGATATAATAGCCATAATACAAGGTAATTTCTCAAATAAAAAATTAAATGCAAATGCAACATATATTTCCAGTATAATTCCTAAAAATTTAAATGAACTCTTTCAATATCTAAAACCAATAAATATCACAGAAATTAAAAAAAGTAATATTTTCAATGAAATGAAAATAATATATAGACCAATAAATCCACAAACAGAAAAAAGTAATAGAGGAAAATGTATTTATACAAAATATATCCCCAATCATAAATTTAAAAATCCGACAATTCTAAACACCAATTCTACATTAGCAAAATTCGGAAAATTTTATCCAGTAAATTCTGATAGCTTAAATCATAATAGACTCATAAAACAATTAGAAACTGAATATAATGTAATTATTCCAATAAAAAATTAATCTATATGATCAATAAAAAATAAATTGAGTATCTAATAAAAAATAGATATTCAGTTTATTTTTTATTTCGTGACAAAATTTCTTGTCATACTAGATAAAAAACATCTATTTTCTAATTCATAAAGGCTTTGCCTAATCTCTCTATAAAAGAAATCTTTAGCTAATTTACCAGTTTCATATTTGACTATAGACTCCCTATATTTTCTTATCATTGATAAAAAAGAACCATAATTAGTTACACGTTTATTATACTGCTCAATAACAATAGTATTTTCAAAATCATTTTCTTCATCTTCTATTTTTACAGAACGTCTAATCGTTAAATTTTCATCTTTCAATTCATATAGTTCACGTGCATAATCATAATCCATTTCCACACGTTCAGGTTTATTCATATTTTGAGTATGCGTATATATTTTCATATCTACTGGATAATAATCTAATCGTCCACCTTTAACTACAGCTTTCGATTTATCTGTCTTTGTTACACATATTCGTTCTGAACCATTCTGAAGCATTGCTTCACTTACGTTTAATTGAGACAACTCGTCGTCAGCAACAAAAACTTCATCACGAGAATCAGTATCATAAACAACATCTAATTCATCTAATGATACATCAGTTAAGTATGCAGTCAAATAAGCTCCTAAATTGTCTGTTTGCTTAATACGATTAATTTTAACAAATCCATGCCCCCAAATTTCACGCAAACGCTCATTAGCTATATACGCCTTTTTACGGTTAACATATTTCAAAAGTACGTGCATATGCCAAGAACCGTCCGCATGAGGCTCTTTAACGCAAATAGCACCCAATTCACCTAGTTCTTTGGTTTGATACTTCAAACGTTTTAAAAACAACTCATAATCCTTTGCTACTTTTTTTGGATCATATTCTTTTTCAGAATAAGTTAACGTAATCCAGAGTTCATTTTTACGACCAGAAAAATTATTGTTAATCAAGTAAGACAATTTTTTAAATGTCTGTCTTAAACTATTTATATTGTCTTTTCTTGTTTCTGACAATTCAAACTGTTTTATTTCACCAGTAGCCAATACTTCATAACTATTTTTATCTATTTTTCTAATCTTTGCAGTGCGATTATATTTTTCCATATACTGCAATTCGATAATATTGCCCATTTTTGTAACCATTACTCTATCTTTTGGTTCAATAAATTTATCAACTAGACTAATTCCCAACATAAACACCTCCTTTTTTTATAAACTTTTACGCTTTCGAGCAGAATCTCCTAATCCAAAATCCATATGCTTTTTAAAAATTCTCGAGTACTTTAATTAAAATCAAGTTAATAAGAAAACTCCGCTTCGCTCCGTTTTCCAACGTGTGCTACGCACCCGTAAAACGCATTGGGTCATGGCTACTCGCCATTCCCTCTATTG